GCATTCTACATTATCACTGATGTGCCAAACGGTATGAAGTATTTCGAAAGAACTCCAATCAGAACAGCGATGGAAGGTGATTTCGATACTGGAAACGTAAGATACAAAGCTAGAGAAAGATACAGATTCGGTGTATCTGACTACAGAGGTATCTTTGGTGTTGAAGGTGCGTAATACTTAATAAATTTGAGGCGGGACACAATCCCGCCTCATTTCAAAGATAGAAAGCAAAAATGAAAACAAAGAACTTCCTGGTTAAAATCTATGCATATCACTACAAAATGCAGTTAAATATTAACTGCATGGAAGGACCCAAAGATATAGAAAACGCTATAGTTGACAAATTGGGAAAAGGTGATATAAAATGGGAATATCTTGGAGAAATGCACGATCCAAGAATAAATAGAATAACCTATGAGGAGGTTATTGATGGAGGCGATAATGCAACATCTGGAGACCCTTTATACACAGAAGAAGGGACTAGATCTTCAATGGGAGCAGGAGCATCTTAAACAGGGTAAATATACTCTGGATATGGTTAAGATTGACAGAAAAGTCAGAGAAGTAATTAGCCAGATCAAACTTGCAGAAGCAGAAAAAGCTACTGCACAGAACAAGATAGACGATGCGGCTCCTCAAGTTTCTGTAGCTACTTAATAAAAAGCTACATCGTTGGAAAAAACCAATCCACATCACAGGCTCTCTTGCGCTCTAGTAAAAACTAGTGTATAAATTAATTACTATACAATTAATTAGAATGTAGACGCGTATAGTCGACGGCCTAGAGACTACATTCAGAAAACTAGGAGGATATAATTATGGCAAATACTACATTTGATGGTCCGGTAAGATCGAAGAACGGTTTTATCAACATAGGACCAGGAATGACTAAATCACTAACTGCAGACACAAATTTAACTGTGCAAGAACATGCTGGTAGAATTCTGCTTTTAAACGATGCTGATGGTAAGTTTACTTTACCTGCTATCAACACGACTGCAGATTCTGCTGTTGCAGGTCCAGGTAGCGATCCAAACAACTTAAATAACATTGGTGCAAGTTTCTATTTCTTTTTTGAAACAGCAGCTACTGATGTTGATATCAAAACAACAGGTGCAGGTGATTTATTCACAGGTGCTATTTTAATTGGTGTTAACGATGGAGCTAAAAAAGCATTTGTGCCTAATGGTTCATCAAACGATGTTATGACGTTTAATGGTGGTACAAAAGGTGGTGCTGTTGGTTCAGTGGTGAAAGTCACTGCTATCGACACTAACGCTTACCTTGTTCACGATTCTTTAATGATCGGTTCAAGTACAATTGAAACACCATTCGCAGACGCGTAATAAATAATTAATGTGGGCCTTCGGGCCCACATAAAATTTTAAGGAGAAAAAATGACAACATTTGCATCTACACAAGACGGCGTAGCCAGCAACGTAACTACTGAAGCTAAAACTATTCAAGTGGGTAGAACTAGAGCTTACGGGATACATTATGTTGGAACAGCGACTGCAGGAACAATAGAATTAAAAGATGGAACAACTTCTAAAGTTAAAATAGATCATGGTGCAGTAGCGGAAAGTAAAACTGTAATTTTCCCTACACCTATTCTATTTAAAACTAATCTTAATTCTGTTTTCACTACAGAGCAGGTTACGAAGTTAACTGTGTTTCATAGTGGCGGAAGCAACTCGTAGGAGGTTTACGTGGCTTTTTCGGGCACAACTACATTCGAGAAATTTCTCTCGATCGATGATATTATAACTGAGTCTTATGAAAGATTAGGATTTTTTGATTACTCTGGTAATGATTTAAGATCAGCTAGACGTTCTTTAAATATAATGTTTCAAGAGTGGGACAATAGAGGTTTGCATTTTTGGGAAGTTGCAAGAACAGCAATCACATTAGAGTCTGGTAAAAACGAATACACATTATTTAGATCACCATCTGATGGAAACGCAAACGGAATAACTACAACTTTAACTTCCGGTATTTCATCTTCTGCTACAACTATACCTGTGGCTTCTACAAAAAATATGAATCCTACAGGTAAAATTAGAATTAACAGTGAAGTAATTACTTACACTTCTATTTCAGGGAATAATATTTTATGTTCAGCTTCTGATCGTGGAGCTGATGGAACCACAGCTGCAGGCCATGCATCTGCAGATGCAGTTACAAATTTTGTTGATATGGTTTCTGATATTCTTGAAGCTAGTTTCAGAAACGAAAGTGATGTGGACACACCATTGTCAAAAATCAACAGATCACAATATCAAGCTTTTTCTAACAAAAGTTCTACAGGTCAACCATCACAATACTTTGTGCAAAGATTTATAGATAAAGTTACAATAACTTTGTATCTAACACCAGGTGATACGCAGGCTGGTAAATTTATTTATTTCTATTACGTAAAAAGAATTCAAGATGCAGGTAAATATACTAACGAAGCAGACGTTGTTAACAGATTTGTACCTTGTATGTGTGCAGGATTAACTTATTATATCTCTATGAAAAAAGCTCCTCAAAGAACTCAAGAGATGAAATTGTATTATGAAGATGAATTACAAAGAGCATTACAAGAAGATGGATCACCAGCGAGTGTTTACATTTCACCTAAAACTTATTATCCGGAGATATAATGGCTAAATACGCAAAAGGGAAATACGCATTAGCAATATCAGATAGAAGTGGTCAAGCATTTCCGTGGAGAGAAATGGTTACTGAATGGAATGGTGCATTTGTTCACGTGTCAGAATACGAACCAAAGCAACCACAATTAGAGCCAAAACCTTTTGTAGCTGACCCACAAGGTTTAGAACAAGCAAGACCTCAAAATTTTCCACCTAATCAAATTGGTGGTGGTAACATGGTAGCTAATTTAACTTTACCTGGAGATTTTGCTTTTGGAGATTTAAGTAATAATAGTATGGTTCCTGAAGATCCAGGAAAAATAAATAGTAGAAGAGAAGCACAAATAAATGTAGGGGAGGTTACAATAAGCATAACATGACGTATACAGAGTTAGTACAAAAAATTAGAGACTATACAGAAGTTGATGCAAATGTTTTAACTTCTACAATTGTCAATGGATTTATTGAAAATGCAGAATTTAGAATTTTAAGAGATGTAGATTCTGATAATAATAGAAGATATGTTTTTGCTAATTTAATAGCAGGAACTAGATTCATAGATACACCTACGGATTTGTTAGTTATTAGATCTGCTCAGATCATAGATTCTGCAGGGGTTGGAGTAGCTAATGATAGAGAATTTTTACAATATAGAGATACAAGTTTTATGTCTGAATTTAATAATTTAGGAACTCAAGGAGTGCCAAAATACTACAGTAACTGGGACGAAACTAGAATAGTAGTAGCTCCTACACCAGACCAAACATACAATATTCAGTTAAATTATATCTTGAAACCAGAAGGATTATCGAGTACAAAAGCTGAAACATACTTAAGTAAGTTTTTTCCCAACGGACTTTTGTATGCATGTCTAGTTGAGGCATATAGTTTTCTAAAGGGGCCAAATGATCTCTTGCAATTATACGAAGGAAAGTATAAACAAGCAGTAGAAGGCTTCTCAATAGAACAAATGGGAAGAAGAAGACGAGATGAATATCAAAGTGGTGTTCCTCGTATAGGTAAATAGGAGAAAATAAACATGGCTATAACACAAGCAATTGCAAACTCTTTTAAAAAACAATTATTAGATGGTGATATGGATTTTACTGCAGCGCCTTCTGGTGATAAATTTAAAATAGCTCTTTATACTTCTTCAGCAACTCTAAACTCAGCTACAACTTCTTTGTTAACTAGCGCACCTACTAATGAGGTTCCAAACTCTGGACAATATACTGCAGGTGGTGGGGCTCTAACTAACTTAGCAACTTCATTAACAGCTGGTGTGGCAAGAGTAGACTTCGCGGACAGATCGTTCACTGGAGTTACTATTACTGCTAGAGGAGCATTAATCTACAACACATCGTTCTCTAACGCGGCGGTGGCAGTTTTAGATTTTGGAGCAGATAAAACAGCTACATCTGGAGTTTTCACAATTCAGTTTCCGGCTAATACATCAACCGCAGCGATTTTAAGAATCTCTGGTTAAGTAGGAGGTAAACTCCTATGGCAGGTTGGTCACAAAATACCTGGAACACAGGATCCTGGGGAACAGGAGTCGATAATGACGTTTCTGTTACAGGGATAGCTGCAGCTTTTGGAATAGGTATAGTATCCACTGACCAAACTGTAGAACAAGGTTGGGGCAGAGATGCTTGGGGCCAAAGATCTTGGGGTAATCCTAGTCAAATTGTAACTCCTGTTACACCTGAAGACGCCATGACAGTGGCGTTAAACTCTGTTACAATCGATGCAGAAATAAATGCAGGTTGGGGTGGAAAAAACTGGGGAGATAATTCTTGGGGCGTTGCATCTAACGTTAATCCATCTGAGTTAGTTAATGCTTTAACAGCAGCATTAGGTAACGAAACTATTATAATCGATACATCAACTGGTCCATCTACAAATAATAATCAACTTCTTACAACAACACTTAACGGTGTAACAATCGATATTCAAACAAAAGTATTTCCAAGTGGTTTCCCACTAACCGGAGCTTTAGGAACAGCAGATGCTGGTCCCGATGCAATGGCTACTGGTAATGCAATGTCTATGGGTCTTGGAACTCTAGAAGCATTTAACCAAACAGGTTGGGGTAGACAACAATGGAATGTAAACGCATGGGGCGTTGAAGGTCAGTTTGCAAACGTTGATGTAACAGGTATTTCAATGACAGCTGCTGCTGGCACATTAGGTGCAACGGGTACAGCATCTTTAACTCTTAACACTTTAAATGTAGCACAAGCAACTTTAGGAAATTTAGATCCTGCACCAGATGCGAACGCACTTGGTCAACAAATGACAGCAACTGTAGGAACTGCTTTAGGTCTAGCTGGAGCAGGTGCATCTCCTACAGGAATAGCATTAACTGCAGGTTTAGGAACAGTTACAGCGGTACCTAGTCAAGAAGTAGCGGTAACTGGTTTACCTTTAAATAATCAACTATCTTCAGCATTTAATATTAATATTCATGTTGATATACAAGTTACAGGTTTAAGCTTGACTATAAACCAAGGATCTGGTAATGCTCTGATCTGGAACGAAGTCGATACAGGTTCAGCGCCTATAACACCTCCAGGATGGCGAGAGGTGGCTGCATAAAGAGTTTGACACAAACTCAATATTTTAATAAAATGAACACACAAGGAATAAAATATGGCGAATTCAACATCTGCTAACCTAAAGCTTACAGTACAAGCAACCGGTGAAAACTCGGGAACTTGGGGTCAAATTACAAACACAAACTTATTAATTTTAGAACAAGCTATTGGTGGTTTTACAACATTTAATTTAACCAATGCTAACAGAACTTTAACATTTACTAATGGTGCAGTTTCAAATGGTAAAAACGATGTTATTAAATTAACAGGAACTTTAGCTGGAACTAGAACAGTCAGCATTCCAGATGGAATTGAAAAAGTTTACAATGTTCAAAACGCATGTGATCATGCAGGAAATACTTTAACT